GGTACACGCCCCGAAAAGGGGCTGTGCCGCGTATCCGATGTGTTTTATATAAAGTTGCCTTAATGGGAAACTATTTGCTATTCATGTTGAAAAGTTTCCCATTAAGGGAAATGATATTTCAAGGACTTCTTCGGAGGTCCTTTTTCTTTACCCATTTTTACAGAAGGGAGGGGAAGCCAATGGCTACCAGAGGCAGAAAACCAAAGCCGACCGCCATGAAGGAACTGGAAGGTAATCCGGGCAAGCATCCGCTGAATACCAGCGAACCGAAGCCCAACAAGAAAGCACCGGCCTGTCCAAAGTGGCTGGAGCCGGAAGCAAAGAAAGAATGGCGCAGACTTGCCAAACAGATGGAAGCCATCGGCATCCTGACCGAAGTAGATATGGCTGCCTTTGCCGGCTATTGTCAAGCGTATGCCCGATGGAAAGAGGCAGAGGAGTTCATCACTCAGCACGGCACCATCGTCAAGACCCCGTCCGGGTACTGGCAGCAGGTGCCGCAGGTGTCCATTGCCCAGACTTATCTGAAGATCATGAACAAGTTTGCAGAGCAGTTCGGTCTGACCCCGTCCTCCCGAAGCCGGATCATTGCTTCGGACGGTGGTCCTGCGGATGCAGCTGATGAGATGGAGAATCTGCTGGGAGGAGGTGGAAGCTGATGGCAGAGTGCAGACCGAAAAACTATCCGAAACTGAAGGACTATAAGCCCAGCCGGTTCATGCTTCCGACCTGCCACTACGATGCCGCAAAAGCAGATCGGGCAGTGACTTTTATTGAGAACCTCCGACACACCAAAGGTAAGTGGGCGGGCAAGCGGTTTTGGCTGCTTCCTTGGCAGGAGCAGATCATGCGGGATGTGTTCGGCATCGTGGACGAGAGGGGAAACCGTCAGTTCCGCACGGCTTATGTCGAAATCGGTAAGAAGAACGGCAAGTCCGAACTTGCCGCTGCGGTGGCCTTGTATCTGCTTTTTGCCGATAACGAGCCGTCTGCCGAAGTCTATGGTGCTGCCGCTGACCGCCAGCAGGCATCCATCGTTTTTGATGTTGCCCATCAGATGGTGCAGATGACTCCGGCACTTTTGAAACGGTGCAAGATCATGGCAGCCACCAAGCGAATCGTGAACTACGGGAACGCAGGATTTTATCAAGTCCTGTCTGCCGAAGTAGGCACGAAGCACGGCCTGAACGTGTCAGGTCTTGTTCTGGATGAGGTTCATGCCCAGCCAAACCGAAAACTCTACGATGTCCTAACCAAAGGTTCCGGTGATGCCCGTGAACAGCCGTTGTTCTTCCTGATCACCACGGCCGGCACGGACAAGGAGAGCATCTGCTACGAACTCCACATGAAGGCACTTGACCTGTTGGCCGGACGTAAGATCGACCACACTTTCTACCCCGTGGTCTACGGCTTGACCGATGAGGATGACTGGCACGATGAAGCCAACTGGTATAAAGCCAATCCCTCTCTCGGCCAGACCATCCAGATCCAGCGTGTCCGGGATGCGTACCAGGAAGCACTTGATAACCCGGCAGAGGAGAATGTATTCAAGCAGCTCCGTCTGAATATGTGGGTGTCCTCGCTGACGAGATTCATCCCGGAACACATCTACAACCTCGGCAATCAGCCAATCAATATGGAAGCCCTCAAAGGCCGTGACTGTTATGGTGGACTGGACTTGTCCAGCACCGGAGACATCACGGCTTTTGTGCTGATGTTCCCACCCAGAGTTCCAGAGGAAAAGTACATCATGCTCCCGTTCTTCTGGATTCCGGAGGATACGATCCCCCAGCGTGTGCGCAGGGCATCCGTTCCGTATGATGTCTGGTATCAGCAGGGCTACCTGATGGCGACCGAGGGCAATGTCATCCATTACGGTTTCATTGAGAAGGTCATCGAGGAGCTGGGCAAGACCTATCACATTCGGGAGATTGCCTTTGACCGATGGGGAGCCGTGCAGATGACCCAGAACCTTGAGGGGATGGGATTCACAGTTGTGCCTTTCGGTCAGGGCTTCAAAGATATGAGCCCGCCTACCAAGGAGTTCTACAAGCTCCTGATGGAAGGCAGGATCATCCACGGCGGCAATCCGGTCATGGCATGGATGGCGGGGAATGTGGTCGTGGATACCGACCCGGCGGGCAATATCAAGCCGACCAAGGCGAAGTCGCCGGAGAAGATCGATGGTATCGTCGCTGCGATCATGGCACTGGACCGCTGTATCCGAAACGAAGGACAGCAGCAGGGAAGCGTCTACGACGAACGTGACATGATCGTTTTTTGATATGAAGATTTGGAGGAAAACACAATGAAGTATCTGATGAGTGCAGAATGGTGGAAGGCAGCCGGCATCCGTGCCGCAAAGACGATGTTCCAGACCGGCGCGGCCCTGGTCGTGACACAGATGCCTGGTGGCACGGTAGACTGGATGGCGGTCGGCAGTGCAGTGATCGTAGCAGGTGTTGCGTCCCTCGATACCAGCCTTGCCGGTCTGCCGGAACTGGAGAAAGGGGATAAGGCTTAATGGGATTCTGGGAATGGATGGGGTTTGAGAACCCAAGGGATTCTCCCAAAACAGAACAGCCAAAAGAAGGTCTGCCGCAGGTCACGGATAACGTCCGAGATTCCGGGCAGACCTTTGTGTTTGGACGTTCCAATGCCGGGGAGCAGGTGGATGAGAAAGCCGCCATGCAGATCCCGACGGTATATGCCTGTGTCCGTCTGCTGGCAGAGTCCATTGCGGCACTGCCGCTGCATCTGTATCGGGTGACGGACGATAATGGCAACAAGGAAAAGGCACGGGATCATCCGCTGTATAAGATTTTATATCGCCAGCCAAACCCGGAGATGACATCCTTTGTTTTCTGGGAAACGCTGATGACCCATCTGCTCCTCTGGGGCAATGCCTATGCACAGATCGTCCGGGATGGCAAGAACACGGTACTGGGTCTGTATCCGCTTTTACCGGAAAATGTCGAAGTGGACCGGGATGAGAGCGGCGAGCTCTACTATATCTACCACGCCTACACGGATGAAGTTCCGGGAGAGCAGAATAAAGACATCTACTTTCGCCGGGACGAGATATTCCATGTGCCGGGGTTGGGCTTCAATGGTCTGATTGGTTTCTCACCGATTGCCATGATGAAGAACAGCCTCGGCACTTCCATTGCCGTGGACAAATACGGTTCCTCTTTCTTCAAGAACGGCGCACAGCCCAGTGGTGTGCTGGAACATCCCGGCGTTGTGAAAGACCCGAACCGTATCCGGGATAGCTGGGAAGCGGCTTACGGTGGTGCTTCCAATGCCCATCGTGTGGCTGTGCTGGAAGAGGGCATGGTCTACAAACCGATCTCTCTGCCACCGGAGGACAGTCAGTTCCTTGAAACGAAGCAGTTTTCTGTGACGGAGATCTGCCGCATCTTCCGTGTGCCTCCGCATCTGGTAGCCGATCTGTCCAGAGCCACATTCTCCAACATTGAATACCAGTCGCTGAACTTCGTGATGCACTCCCTGACCCCGTGGCTTGTCCGCATTGAGCAGGGCATCATCAAGGATCTGCTGCTGGAAGAGGAGCAGGATACCTACTTCCCGAAATTCAATGTGGATGGTCTACTCCGTGGCGACTACCAGAGCCGGATGAACGGCTATGCAACCGGCATCAGCAACGGCTTCCTCTCTCCGAATGATGTGCATCGTCTGGAGAACATGGATCTCATCCCGGCAGAGGAGGGCGGCGATGACTACTACCTGAACGGCGGCTATGTGAAGCTGAAAGATGCAGGAGTGGCACAGCAGAATAAAGCTGCCGCAGTCCAGCAGAATAAGCCGAAAGAAACACAGCCCGACCCGGAAGAAGAACCTGACAGCGATAACCGGCTGAGTGAGAGTAAGCCAAAGAAACGAGAAAGGAGAAATCGATGAAGAAATTCTGGAACTGGATCAAAAACAGTGATGATACCAGAATCCTACGGCTGGAAGGTCCCATCGATGAGGAATCATTCTGGGGTGATGAGATCACGCCGCAGATGTTCCGGGATGAGCTGGAATCCGGTGAGGGGGATGTGACCGTCTGGATCAACTCTCCGGGCGGAAATGTGTTTGCCGCTGCCGAGATCTATACCATGCTTAAGGACTACAAGGGCAGCATCACGGTCAAGATCGATGCGATTGCAGCCTCGGCGGCATCCGTTGTCGCAATGGCCGGTGACACTGTCCAGATGAGTCCTGTCGCCATGCTGATGATCCACGACCCCAGTACCGTTGCGATGGGCAATACCAAGGACATGGAAAAGGCCATTGAAGTGCTGACCGAAGTGAAGGAGAGCATCATCAATGCCTACGCAGCGAAGAGCGGCCTCAGCCACGCCCGTATCGCCAATCTCATGAGCAATGAGACCTGGATGAATGCGAAGAAGGCGGTGGAGCTGGGCTTTGCAGACGAGATCCTTTTTGCAAAGAAAGAGGAAGAGCCGGACAGTGACTCGGCAGACCCGGAGAATCCGGAAGAAGACCCCGACAGTGAACCGGGCAAGGGCGAAGAAAAGAAGCCGTTCCAGAAGGATACGGCAGGGCACCTTTTCTCCAGCCGTCAGATGGATCTAATCGTCCTGAACCGTCTGGGTGTGAAGCCAGAAGATGTGGGTCAGAAACACACTGAGCCAAAGAAACCGCCTGCTGACCCTGAACCGTCAGCCGAACCGACCCCTCCGGCTGAACCACCTGCAAATTCCGGCCCTGTCCTTGATCTGGACGGTAAGACCGAGGATGGCAGCATCCCCTACAATATCCTGATGAAACAGCTTGAGTGCATGAAGTGATGTGCATTCAGGCTGTTTTTCATATCACCACAAATCAATTTATGGAGGACAAACACTATGAGTAAGATTCTGGAACTGCGCACCAAGCGCAACACTCTCTGGGAGCAGACCAAGGACTTTCTGGAGAAGAACCGCGGCGAAAACGGTCTGGTAAAGGCTGAGGCCGTGGAGCAGTACAACAAGATGGCACAGGAGGTCAAGGACCTGGGTGCAGAGATCGAGCGTCTGGAGCAGCAGGCACAGATCGAGGCACAGCTGTCTGCACCGACTTCCAGCCCTGTCCACGCTGACCCGAAGAACGGTGCCAAGAAGGATGTCAAGCCGACCGCCACTGCCGAGTATGCCGAGAACTTCTGGAACATGATCCGCAACCGCGGCCATTACGGTGAGGTCCGCAATGCCCTGTCTGTGGGTGAGGACACCGAGGGCGGCTTTACCGTTCCCGACGAGTTCGAGAAGAAGCTGGTAGAGGCACTGGAGGAGAACAACATCTTCCGTGGCATGGCAACGGTCATCCGCACCAGCTCCGGCACCCGTAAGATCCCCATCGCAGAGGATACCGGTGAGGCAAGCTGGATCGATGAGGGCGAGGAGATCCCGGAGAGCGATACCACTTTCGGTCAGACCATGCTGTCTGCGTACAAGCTGGGCACTATGATCAAGATTTCTAACGAGCTGCTGAACGACTCCGCATTCGACCTTGCCACCTATATCGCCCGCCGTTTCGGTGTGCGTATGGGCAACGCAGAGGAGCGCGCCTTTATCACCGGTGACGGTGTGGGCAAGCCTCTGGGTCTGCTGGCTGAGACCGGCGGTGCCAAGGTCGGTGTGACCGCTGCCCAGAAGGATGCCGTTACCTTCGATGAGATCTTCAAGCTCTACTATGCACTGAAGGCTCCGTACCGTAAGAAGGCACAGTTCCTCTGCAACGAAGCCCTGGTGCTGCAGCTGATGACCATCAAGGACAACAACGGCAACTATATCTGGAAGCCGGGTCTGGAGATCGGCAAGCCTGATACCCTGCTGAACCGTCCGCTGAAGACTTCCGCCTTCATGCCGGAAATCAAGGGTGGCAGCAAGGTCATGGCGTTTGGCGATTACAGCTATTACTGGGTGGCTGACCGCCAGAACCGCACCTTCCGCCGTCTGAACGAGCTGTATGCCCGTACTGATCAGGTCGGTTTCCTGACCACCCAGCGTGTGGATGGCAAGCTGATCCTGCCCGAAGCCGTACAGCTTCTGCAGATGGCACCGCAGGGCTAAGAAAGCCAGGAAAGGAGGAGCCGGTTATGGCACTGATCCCGCTTTACGAAGCGAAGACCTATCTCCGCGTGGACAGCAGCGATGAGGATGCCCTGATCGGCATCCTTTTATCTTCTGCGGAGCAGATGTGCAAGGACGTGGGTCGTCTATCAGAAGACCAGTGGGAGGCGGTCAATGCCGCTGACCGGGATGCCGAGAACGGAGTACAGCCCACAAGGGAACTGGAAGCCCTGCGCAGCACCTGCCGTGTGGCGATTCTGTATGCACTGGGGTATCTCTATGAGCACCGGGACGAAGCTGACCATAAGCAGCTGATGCTGACGCTTCGTTCCATTCTGTTTGCTGTGAGGGAGGGGGTGTTCTGATGATCGAGAAACTGAATGAGCGGATCACGATCGAGAAAAGCACGGTCGTGACCGATAAGGTTGGAAACCATCGGAACACATGGGAGGAATATTTCACCTGCTTTGCCTACGCTTCGACCTATCAGGCGCAGGAAGAAGAGGGTGAGGTCACAGCCGAACAGAAGAGCGTGGTGTTCACGGTTCGGTGGTGCAGTGAGACGAGAGGTCTGACTTCCACCGGTTTCCGCATCCGCTTCCGGGAGCAGCTCTACAATATCGAATCCGTTGACCCGATGAACTATCAGAAGAAGATCCTGAAGATTCATTGCCGTCTGGAGAGGAGGCAGCCGGATGAGCAGAACTGTCAGCATTGATGAGATGGCAGATGCCATCAACGAGGGCTTAAAAGAATATGCAACCCTTGCTTCCACGCAGGTGAAAAGTGCTGTGCGTAAGTCTGCCAAAACGGTCAAAGACCAGATCTCCGCCAATGCACCGTCCAGAACAGGCGCATACAAAGGAAGCTGGGTGGCGACCAAACAGTCCGAATCCAGCCAAAGCCTTCAGATGGTGGTGCATTCCAAGAACCGCTACCAGCTGGCGCATCTTCTGGAAAAAGGTCATGCCAAGCGCGGCGGTGGACGTGTGGCGGGAAGACCGCATATCGCTCCGGCAGAGCAGGCCGGTATCGAGCAGCTCCAGTCCCTCATCGAAAAGGCACTAAAGTAAGGAGGAACCAATGACCCACGAAGAAGTAAAAGCTCTGGTGGAGGAGATGGGACTTCCTTATGCGTATGACCATTTCGCAGAAGGGGAGAGCCCTGATCCACCGTTTATCTGCTTCCTGTATCCGAAAGC